CGAGCAGATGTGTTGTCTGATTTAGAGATAATGGCTAACGGTGGAATAGACGTCATTAATAGCTTTATTAATGAACTTAATAAATTACCCGGCGTAGCTTTTGATACTATAGATAACTTAACATTTGGCACAACGGCTCAGTTAGAATACGAAAAAAACAAGTCTACACGATTAGCAGGTTTAAATAATGCTCGTTACGATGCTAAGATGAGAGCTTCAACACGTCAATTAGAAATTGATATTGCCAGAGAAAATGCTGCAGATAGAGTTGCCGGCATGGGTACTGGATATGATTTCAGCAGTTTTGGCAACACGCCAATGACTGTAGTTGGTACAGGTGCAAACGGCGGCGTGAAAGTAAATATGGCTGATGAGGATTTAAAATATTTAAGAGATATCGCAGAAAGAGATTACATAAATAAGTTTAGCACTGCGACATTGGCTCCGAATATTCAACTTACATTTGGAGATATACGTGAAACTGCGGATGTTAATAAAATAAAGGGTACAATTGAAAGAATGATGCGTGAAGAAATTGCGGTAGCAGCAGAGGGGGCGTATAGTTAATGAGTTACGGAGTGTTCTTTGCATATAACAATGTAACATACAAATTTCCGGTTAATCCTGAACAAATAGAAACTTCTTCTGCGCAGGCAACCGAGAGATACGAAATACTCAAATTAGGACAAATAGTTGTGCCATCACATATGGAGCTTGCTGCATACAGCTTTGAGACTGAATTACCGGGTAAGCGACAACCTTATGTTGAGACTTCAAATGACTTTAAGGAGGCAGATTACTATTTGAAATTATTCAATGCGTGGCGAAATGCGCTAAAGCCTGTACGATTCATAGCAAGCAA